GGCCTGCCCCTCATTATCTCAATAAGAGGACAAAAATGCCCAAGCCCAAAGCAGTTCAGGAGGATCTACCGTTGCCTACACCCGCAGGCGTACCCGCACCGGATGCTGTGGCACCGACAGAGAAGCAGGCCGTCACCGCAGCAGATGTGGCTGCTATCATTGCGAGTGCAGATGACTCGGTAAAGGAACAGGTGCGCATCGCGCTGGATCTCAACAAGACCCATGCGCGTAAAAAGGTGCGCCCACGGACCCATAACGAAACGCAGAACACCGTTGCAGCCTTTGGTGAGGTGACGCACCACCCCGACTTCATACCGGACCCGCCTAGTCGTATATCCGACCGAGGGCCCGAAGCGGTGGTAGTGTGGAAGACACGCTGGGCCGAGGGTAACGGTAACAACCTTAACGAGTATGACCTTGACCAGATCGTGGCGGGGGCCAGCCAGTAGCGATGGCTGATGATATAGCGGGTGACCTCAATGTTTTTGGTAGTGTGAATGCCTCTACCTACTACGGAGATGCTACCCAGTTCAGCGCATTGGCTGCACCGCAGCTAACGAGTACGCAGCGTGATGCGCTGACTAACCCGTTCAACGGTTTGCTTATATACAACACCAGCACCGACAAAATACAGGCTTATGTCGATGGATCTTGGACGGACATGCACTAAATGACAAACCTACAGGTTATACAGCAGGCACTGCGCAGGGTAGGCCTCAGTACGACTTCAACCACCTTCAAGGACGGGGCGAGGGACTATCTCAACATCGTCACCAAGGATGTGTCGAGTCGGGCTAAGTGGTTTTGGATGTTTAAGGATTCAACTTTTACCGTGTCCAATGGCACCCAGACGTATTCGCTGGCTAGTGATGTAGCGGAGCCCCTGTCGTTTCGCAACAAGACCCAGGATCATGTGATGCTGGTGATATCGTCACAGACGCTGGATGCCGATGACCCCGATCATTCGATCACGGGTGATGCATCCTATGTGGCCATCAACGGCATCAACTCTTCTACGGGCTATGTCGAGGTAGACCTGTATCCCCAGCCCGACAACGGCACCGATGTCATCGCCTATCGCTACTACGGTTTCATACCCGACTTCGATTCCGATGACGATGCTAACTCGCTAGACATCTACATGCCGAAGATCGTGCAGCCTGCGCTTGTGTTTGGTGTGTCGGCCCTCTACAAAGAAGAAAAGGGCGATATGGAGGGGGCCGGTATCGACCGAGGTGAGATGGAGCGGGTGATACAACGGGCCCTGACGCAAAACAATGCCATCCAGGGCAACCGCTCCTATCGCAAAAGGCGCACAGACGATGGTATGGACTACGGCTTCACCTTTGCCGTAGAGAATGGGTCGTTGTCGTAATGGCTATCAGTGCAGCTACAGTGCAATACGGTCCCTGGCTCAAGGGGGTGCGGTATGACCAACCCGCTGAAGACCTTGGCCCCAATGCGCTTTTTTCGATGATTAACTGCCGGGTAGGCCAAGCCGGTCAGGTGGAGAAGCGTAAAGGCTTTGCCAAGTTCAATGCTTCGGCTCTCAACAGTGGGGCTACGATCACGGCAGTGGGTCAGGTCACCCTGGCGGCTGTAGATAAGACCTTTGCCATATCGGGCGATAAATTCTACGACATCACCGGCGGCTCAGGCACCGACAGGTCCGGTTCAGTCACCATCACCGCCGGTGATGATAACGTATGGGAGTGGGCGTTGGCAGGGTCTACGCTGGTGCTAACCAATGGCGTGGATACCGATGCGATCACCTGGGCTGGCGGCACAGCCAACGCCGGGACGTTGGATGATGACAGTCGGTTCACCAAAGGCCGACACATCGCCTACTGGGACAACCGCCTATGGATAGGCAACGTCAACGGGGCCAAGTATCAGTTATGGAGGTCTGACACGGGTGATATTACCGTGTGGGGTGCTACTAGTTTTTATAACTTCGATCACGATATCACAGGCATTAACCCCATCGGCAATGCCTTGGCTATTCACACCGACCAGGGAGTGCATGTACTAACGCCGACCGGCAATGCTACGGTGCCGTATCAAGTGCAACGCCGCGCACCGGCTGGTAGCGTGTCAGGTCGAAGCATCGTCAACCTCCCATCGGGCCTGCAGTTGTTTCCCCGGCTGGACGGCTTCTACGCCTGGGATGGCGGTAACCAAGTGCAAAAGATATCACAGGCCTTAGACGGCTCTCGGTTCTGGGACTCTATCAACGCCGCCAAGCTGCACCTCTCGCACGGTCTCTACTACCCGTCCACGAATGAGGTCTGGTGGTTTATTCCCTACGGCACCTCGCAGGCTACCAACAACTACGTCATCATCTACAACACCGTTCTCAACTGCTGGTTTGGTCCTTATACCAATATGGCCAGAGATGCTTCGGCCCTGGTCGATGACCAGCCCCATGCAGGCGGCTTCGATGGCTACGTTTACACCCACGACAAAAACAACAACGACGATACAGCGGCTATATCGGCACAGTTCAAGACCGGGGCCCCGCCTCCTATGGGGGCCGATGTGCGGCTGCGATGGCTCTATGCGCGGCATTACTACGATGCCCAGGACTCTGAGTATGACGTACAGGTGCTACAGGAGTCCTCCAAGATCACTGGCACCACAGAGCGCATCTTGATGGGCGAGTTGAGCGCGGGGCTCGGCTCGTTTGTGCTGGGTACGTCAAAGCTGGGTGGAAGCACCTCTGCACTATATACCGACACCGACCTTATGGGCTACGACAATAGCACCGCATTGATCTATACAAACAATGCACTCAATGAGCCGTTCACTTTTCGGCGGGTCAATTTGCAATACAAGCCGCTGGGACGATACAGACGGCGTAAAACAGTGGGCGTAGAATAATGGCAACTGGATCATTTACCGATACACCGGAATACAAAAAGATCAGAAAAGGGGCCAAGTGGGGCCAGTACGACGAATCCACGTTGGCCGATGCCCTACAAGGCAAAGGCATGGATGCGACCTTTGGCGTAGCCGATGTGTATCGCAGCAAAGACCAGGCTTTAGCCGATCCATTGCTGGCGGGTGTGCCTGATCAGTTTCGAGGTGATGTGCTGAGTGCCTATCAGCAGGGGGGCGATATAGACTCCTATCTGCGCGGCATCGAAGGTGGGTTTACTTCAGCTATCACTGCCGATCCAAATGCCGGTAACCCGATGTCGGGCGGTATGAGTTGGCAGCAATACCAACAGTTATTTCCAGAACAAGCTAGGGCATATGGCAAATCAGATGCCTACCGCACAGCCGTAGGGACGATGCCCAGCGCAGGCAACCCGGCAGCGGTCAGTGATCCTACGCCAGCACCCGCACCTACGCCAACCCCAACACCAGATCCGGTAACGACACCCGCACCACCACCACCACCACCACCGGCACCAGCACCAGCACCCAGTGCAACGCCTGCTGGTATGGACCCTGGTATGTTGGAAATCTACCAGTCGGAGTTGGACAAGGCGCGGAACATGGCCCGTCAGGGCCGCACTGACTTTTCGCTACAAGACGCATCGATAGCAGCGAGTCGGTTGGGTATGCCCAGCGACATTGAGAGTCTACGTGCGATGGTGATGCAGGACTTTGTCAGTCCAGCCGGGGCTGCATCGGGGCCAGCAGCCCAGCCAGCAGTAACGGCAGTCCCACAAGGCACCGGCACTACGTTCCAGCCAAGTGGGCCATCGGCTGAGGCTGCGGCTGCGGTGGGTGGGGTCACCGATCCCGTATTGCGTGGCCAGCAGATGGACACGCAGCGCGAGTTGGTTACTGCGGCAGAAGAGGCGGGGGCTGAAACGCGAAGAGGCCTACCGGCCCTACAAGTAGCAGACCCCAATTTGGACATACAGTTAGACCCAGCAACGGCTCCGGTCGGAGGGCCGAATCTATTTGCTACAGACGATGTGCAATACGACCCCGAATTTTTCCAATATGAGACCGACCTTGGAAACATCTATCTGGATGCCCTGCGGCAAAGCCTCACGGGCCCCGGCGGCATAGACCCACAGACCGCAGCGCAGATGGCTGATTTAGAAGACCGGCAGGCTAGGGATGAAGCACAGACAACTGAAGACCTCCAGCGGCTAGGCGTGTTGCGTGGTGGAGGCGATACGGCTGATGTGCTGGGCGAGTTACGGTCGGGCTACGGACGCACTTATAGCGACATACTATCCGATCAAGCGTATCGTCAACAAAACGACCCCCGCTATCAAGCGGCACTGGATCTCGCAGGGCTGAAGTCAGACCGTTACATGGAAGGCGGCGAGATGATAGGCCGGTTGGGAGGCCAGGACACATTAGAGGCTCGGCTGGCCAACCAAGAGGCTATTGAACGCGAAGCCGATATAAGTGGGTTCCTGAGAGGGGCTCGGTCGTTGGAAGGCCGAGACCAAGACATCAATGCACAGTTCGGTCGGGCTGATCGCCAACTGGAGCAGGCGCGAGTCCTCGCACCGCAATATAGTGACGCTGCTGACTTAGCACGTAGCGATGCGATGCTACAACAGGACGTAGCCGATAGAAACCTCGCTCGTGGGTTGACGATTACGGAGCCGACTACCAGGGAACGCTTTGAAGAGGGCGTTAGGGGCACACAAGAGGCTGAAGCCTTGGCCCGTGCGGGTGTGTCGGGCTATCTGGACGATGAAGCGACTTTGGCTCGTGATACAGACTATAACCTTGTAAAAGACTTGGACACCGAAGCGTCAAGACAAGCGGATAAAGACCGAAGATTAGAGCGCGAACTCGCAGCGGGCGAAGTGGCACTAGACGGCGAAGGTCAGCCCCGCACCGTAACCATTGCTGGCCAAGAGGCCGGTTCCGAAGAGCGGATGCTGAGGGATCAGTTGGATACCGATGAGGCACTGGCGCGAATTGACGCGAAATCCCGTACGGACATACAAAGTCTGATCAACCAAGGC